GTATAGCAGTATAATTATACATCACTGGTACATTGAGGAAAAATATCAGTGAAAAATCTGTACCACACGAAACATACATATCCTGTGTGAATTGTGCATCAGTTGATGCTCCATTTATATACTCCACAACTGCTGAAGTTCGGAAACTGTCAGTATCACTTTCATCAATTGATGTGCCGTTTGTACGATTCGTTACGCTATTTGACAAAAACTTGAATCTACTGTACATAGGTAGAGATACAGTAGTACCGGCCAAATTCTTTTGCGAAGTCATAGATAATCCAGACATGCCAACATTATGAGATCCAGTATTAGCAAATGATCTCTCATAAGCACCTACGGCACTTACTGCTGAATATTGTTCCACCAAATTATCATCAGAGTTCGTGTGAGCACCTTCACTACGAGAAACTTCCAAAGAAAGTACTTCATTTGGTGCATATGGATGCACAATATAGTGGTAAGAACCCCTATTACCGACAAAACATGTAGAAAACCATGTTGTGTAATTCCATGCTGCGTAATTATAAGATTCTGGTAGCGTACTCACCAAACCAACTGCTTCCTGAAGTCCATTAGGATCATAACCTGGGTATAAAGGTTGTCGACCCAAGGTCGAATGATAAATATGGCGTGTATCAACTGTCAACGTTGAATCTCTTGCAAACCGTATATATCTTCCCATCCTTCGCATTAAACTACGTAATGAAACAATACTTTCACCCATATAAATTAAATTTGTATTAGGGTCTGCTGTTGAGGGTTTCATACCCAACTCATATCGTGATTGATCTGAATCGTAGTCAGATTGAACAGCATATGGGCTAAATGTAGAAGGAATATCCACTGGACCAGCAAACTCGAGATTCGCTGCTCCTCTAGCGAAAACCAATATATTGATGTCAGCTGATGAAACTGGACTAGTTTGCTGATTGAGTACGCGAACAGTAAGAATACCATTGTAAAATTGACCCAACCCTGAAGTACTAGTACCACTTTGAGACATTTGTGGACCCACATTCAAAGCATGTCTTAAATAACTTGTGGGTTGAGTATAAGGTACGCAAAACTCAACATCATTATCCTCAGTTATATCAATGACACGTGTATATGTTTCAGTAGTATAATCACCAGAAGTTCCAATACCACCAAAAGGAGCCCAATTGACTCGCACACGACCTCGGTGATATTTGGTGCAAATGAATTTGAAACGAAATATAATATCACCACGCCAATATTCAAAACATCTAGCTACGTGTGACATAGGTGTTGAATAAACCACCTCCGCCCCTGTTATATGTTCATCATCATTGAGATTAGGTGACACTTTAACATAAAATAAACTTGTATCAATAGGATCTGCTGCTGCCCAAGAAGAATTAAATATATATGATTCCCGTTGGACAAACGAAGATATAAGTAGTTCATCTTCCACATCAGCACCTGAGATCTTCGGATCTATAGATAGTTCATTTTTTGAGTCCAAAACTAATTTCTCAATAGGCGTGCCAATGTCAGTAGCAGCCAAATTAGCGAAAGGTTTAGGGACAAAAGCGTGAACATCATCTATCACAGGGACATTAGTAAATCCAAAAAGTGCAGCTATATCAGCTACAGCACCAGCAGCATATGAAGTAGCCGTTGCAAATTCTCCAATTACAGGTAAATCTTTGAGTCTTCCCATTGTACGAGCTATTGCAGATGCAGGTCTGGATACCACACCATCATGACTATACTCGTCCTTCTTAGAATAACTACCTTGGACAGCAAGGGAAGGTGTTGGTCCTGCCACTTCAATATCTTCAGCCCATGCATAAACTAGAATTGAAATAGATTCTCCAGCTACACCATTAGCATTCAATAGTGGATTAAAACTATTCAATATAATTTGTCCCATGTTAGTTAAATCACTTGCACTGGTTGCATTCAACCAATTTTTATGATATAAAAATGGTAACACCATTTCACCACCTTGAGAATTTTGAGGATACAAATAAATATGAGGACGTTGAGAAAATGGTATATTTTCTTTACGACCAAGTGATGATAAAACCACAGGTGCTGGATTGAAATTTACCATGGGTTGATATGCTGCAATAGCACAACCATAATAAAATGGTGAAGCATTAATAACAAACTTAAGATGTAAATTACAGCGAACCATGTAATAATTATCAAGTTTTCTCTTTATTGATGCTTTATCAAAGAAACTGAACCATGGGTTAAAATTATCAGAAGCTGCATCCAGAGTACCACCAATAATCCAATTTTTACTATAAATCTGAACTGGTCTTTTCAAGAAATCCCCTAATTCAATATTCTGCGAAGCATCAACTTTTAAGTAACTCATAGGATGAGGGATACTACTAATAACATTATTAGGTGGATCTGAGAAACCAACATTCTGTTCAGTTGTTTCATTCGATGATGATACTACATCAGTATCAATACCAACATCACCTTGAACTACACACTCGCTTGGTACACATTGATAAATATTGTCAATAAGGCTGACAAAGCCTGTAGAGTTTTGACATGAGACTCCACAAAATCTCGACATGTAATTAGAACCTGATAGATTCTCTTTTTTATTTTGTATTTTGACATTAAACATAAAAATATTGACCAACTGTCCTGTACCTTTACCACATATAGTGAGCTTACAGTCATAAGCCCCACTCAATAATCTTCCACTACGAAATTGTGAAAACGATATAATTATTGATTCCGTACAGACACAAGTGCTTCACTTGTGATTTCGACATTTACTTTTTTAACATATAATTGAGGACGATACAATTATACTTTAGACAGACATAAAATGAACAAATAATCTGTGGATTAACACTTTCCGTCTTCGATTGTAAAATAATCCTTATAAATTTTACAATGACGTGAACTTTTAATGAAATTTATTTTTAATTCCTCATAACTGGGAAGAGTTGACTCAGTAACCCAATCATCCCAATCAAGATCATGAATTAATTTTTTAAATAATTCCAATTTCTTTGAGTATATTTCTTTACCATAAAAGAAATATTCTCTCAATGCTGTAGATATTACATCAATTCCTTGAGCCTCTTCCGTGACCGCTTTACTGCGATTCCAGACCATTAACATTTTCTCAATAGAATCATGATCTAAAGGTGCCAGCATACACCCTAGATCTGCATCAAATCTCCATTTTCTTTTTAAAAATGAAGCATCATTAATGTGTATAAAAGGTACACTTTCAGCCTCTTTTTCAGCCATAGTATAACCTATGTCCAATTCTTTGAACTTGTTAGATATACTTGTATGATTAAACCAATCACACCCTTTAGCAACAGACATTATATTATCATCTCCATAAGTCATTAAACTGACTTTTTCTTTAAATGTTTTAACTGAATTTTCGGGATTTAATAATCTAAATACATATCTCATACGTAAACTGTTGACTATACCATTCAATATAACTGTAAGAGGATTACCTGAAGGATTAGACCCGTATAGTTGAACTAAATCTCCATTAAAATCTACAACAGCAAAAGCAGTGTCTTCAGCTATACAACGTATAACTCGTATATCTTCTTCACTGTAATTTCCTGATATTACACAAAAATGAATAATCACATCAAATGCTGCTAGAATTTCTTTAGGAGTCATCTTCTTATCAAAGGCTGCATAATCTCCAGCGACAATTCTATCATCACCATGTTTAATAATGTAATCATATAATTCTTGCCACTCCAAGGATTGCGCTATAGTGCCAGGACCGGCTTCAAAAGCCAATCTATTATTTTGCAATAATCTAGTGAATGATAACAAATATTTTCTTACAACAATTGTCCAATCAAAAGTAGCTCCTGTAAAAACTCTAGTTTTACCAATTTTAGCTTTTTTGAAAGAAACGGGTTCATCTTTTAGATGTGCACAAAAATTAGGGTGTGCTTGTCTACCTGATTTATACGTAAGTATTATATCATCAACACGGTCCATAATTTCATCATTAACTGTTACGGGATCCAGCATACCATGTTGTGGTTCACATGATTCCATGAAAAATCTTTTAGATTTTTTCCATGGATTACCTGCACTCGTATTACGATTAATTTTGTCCAAATAAGCCACTTGAGCTCCATTAATCGTAGTAAAATTATCCAACACCATCATCATTTCAGATATGTTCTCCAAATTAATATTGTTCATAACATCCGATATGTAACCCTGAACACATTCTTCTAATATATCAGATCTTATTGTGCTGATTGGCTTGACCAAATCTTTCGCTGCAATATGCCAAGGTACCCATGATCTCATTTCAGGACTGGTAAATTTAATTTCATAACCTTCCTCGGTTAAATATTTACCCATAGGAGTTTTAATAACACTAGATTTTGATTTACCTCTGAAATCTGTAAACGAACCATAAATATTAACGCTACCATCATTAATGTATCTAAACACTGACTTTTTATGTAAATCAGTTACATTTCGTTTACTGTCTTTAGCTGATATTAAATTGAAATCACCACTAGAAATGTTATGACCACTCAATTTATCATAAACCGCTCTAATAAAATCACCATCCAAATTAGTAGCATGGCAAACATTTGGTCTATACATTGATGCCAAAAAATGTATTCCAACAATGGTATAACCATAACTACTATTTATAATTAATGGCATACCACATTCTCCTTCAACAGTACATTTGTCAGCCTTACCTGACCAAACTTTATGTTTGGAATCGATACCGTATGCAGGAAATTTAAAAGCACGCTCTTTATCCAATGAAATATTTTTAACTGTATTATATGTAATTTCACCTTCATCAGTTCTACCAACATAACATCCATTAAAAATACCATTAGCTTCACCAATTTGCATAAATTTAGTAATATTCTTTTTTGGCGGTAATTCACGCAGCGTAAGAAATGCCAAATCATGATTTGGAATTCTATGTATATCAGCCTCTGTTAAGCTTAATTCAGAATTCGAATTAACACCCAATTTGGATGTAAATGTTACAACCAATTTAGCACTATTATTAATATTCAAAAAATTATGATTATTGGTAATATATACATGACCACCTAATGCTAACAATCTGCCTTTGTTGGTCATACCATTCTCATATTCACATTGAAATCTAGCAACATTATCGGATATTTTCTTACAAAATTCTGTAAATTCCATACTTTTAGATGAACTACTTTCTCTAGTGAAATTAGCAGTAGTAAGATCAACAGAATTATTATACCACACGTTTTCTCTCCCATTTAATTCAGCTACAGGAGTTTGACCGATCTCTTCGGACACATCTCCCTGAGGAGAAATCTTATGATATAATTTATATGCAACCACTAAACTTGTTATAGTGGAACCCACGGCAATAAAATAACTTGGTTGTTTGAGTCTGTCTTTCATCTTATCACCCAAACCTGACCAATACTCTGATGTCATAGCTTTCAATTTTAATTCATTCCATTCTATACAAAATCTATTATAATTACGATTGAAACTTGTATAATAAGAATAAGCTAAATAAAATTTTTGAATATTAGTATGTTGCATAACTCTGTA